TTACCCATTGGCGCGGCTTAAGAGCTTATTTTTGAATTCACAATGGTCACGATATAACCATCTTGCTCGCCCGTGGATAACTTTGGCTTTTGGCAGGTCGCCGGACTTAATCCGGTCATAGATGAAGGTTTTACCGAAGCCAGTATCGGCCATGATGAATTTCAAATCAACCAGTGAATCAGGCTGTAGTTCGTGTTGCATGAGTGCTATCTCCAAATAGGGAATCGAACCTGCAAATCAGGTAATAAAAAACCGCCATCAGGCGGCTTGGTGTTCTTTCAGTTCTTCAATACAAATATTGGTTACGTCTGCATGTGCTATCTGCGCCCACAGCATCCAGTGGGCATAGCAGTCGTTGATGTTCTCTGCTTCGATAACTCTGTTGAATGGCTCTCCATTCCATTCTCCTGTGACTCGGAAGTGCATTTGTGATTTCTCCAAAAGATGCTTGAGTGCGCTTCTTATTCGATTCGCACACCTGGTATTTCGCCTTTTGAAATGGCTAAGTCATAAATTTGCGCGGCACTATACCCATCTCGCATCCATGAATCTAAGGCGCGAACAGCCTCGCTACGCTTTTTATCTTCTCTCTCATTTTTGATATCAACGAGGACATCAACGCAATTAAGGCATATGTGGATTTTGTCCTTACATTCGATCATGGCGGCTTTGCCATGATTTCCGCCACACAGTGAGCATAAATCTTCAGGGTCTGGCTGGTATTTCTGTAACGTTAGAGGGTTGAATGTTGAACAGACCATAATCATCTCCATAAAACAAAACCCGCCGTAGCGAGTTCAGATAAAAGAAATCCCCGCGAGTGCGAGGATTGTTATTGTCTTTTCTTCGTGCATTTGTCGCACTTTCGGCACCATCCAGATAGGCACATCCGTCCGCAATTAACACATATAGGCCACATCATTTTTCCTCTTTTGGTTTATGAATCTGAATGGTCATGCCGCTTTGAGTGGTGACTACAATGACAGAACCAGGCTGAAGGCTGTTAAGATTGAATGCTTCGTAAAACGAATCCAATGCCAGTGCTTTTTTATTCTTTCTGTTCCACCAACGCCATCCCTTGCTACAGGCTACACTGACAATCCACTGTCCACTCCTGTAAGCCATATAAAACCAGATGAGCAAAACCTGAAGGAAGGCTATCCAGTCAATAATTGTATATTTCGCGAAGGAGTCCATTACTTCACCTCCTGCGGCGGTTCTGGTAGCGGCATCCAGTCGGTTACATTGCGGCTCTGTGTTTCAAAAAATTCATCACCATTGCGGACAATATCGAAAAACTCACCGTCTCGATATTGCGCATGAAGAACGAATGCGCCATCACATAAAATAATTACGTGCTGACCATCCTCTGGCATTCGCTCACTACAGCTTATCCAACCATCCGGAGTTACCGGCACTGGCTTGGCGGTATAAAGCGGTGTTATATCTGCCCGAAAATTACATGCTTTATGCAGCCGCACCCACCGTTCGACTTCTGCTTTGTCAGAATACATACCAGTGAACGTGTTATATTCACGGTCAATTTGCGTGAATGTTACCTTCCACGCCACCGGCTCTGCTTCCAGTGACGCCAGTGCGATACGAAACACATTGGCAAGCAGGCTGTCTGAAGATTGGTTATCGTGCGCCGGGTCGCTCAGGAAACCAGTGATGAATGATTTAATTTCCGCGTTTTCTCTGGTAATAGTGGTCATATCAGTTCTCCTTATACGGATTAATTTTATTGTGCAGTGTGTTGAACGACGCCCATACCACGTCGTTATACAATTCAATAACTGGCTCAATTATTTTCCCGATTGCCCAGATAAAAATTAGCGGGGATATCGGTATCATCAACACGATAAACAGAATGAGAAACATGATTTCTATTGTCCTGCTTCTTCGCGGGTATTCTTTTCTGAATAATGTAGGCACATCACTCTCCTTTAGTGCGCAAGTGGTTTTTCCAGCGGTTTTGCGCCGCGCTGGGTTTGTTAAGAAAACACATCACGATATCAGCCGTGTTTGTGAACAATCCCATTCTGCGGTTACTGAGTTTTAACCATTGCTGGACGCCGCGCGCGTTTCTACAGGTCAAAAGAATTTTTGCTTTACGGTTTTTCATCGTTTTGTTCTCCTGCGTTTGCGTTTCTTTGCTGCTCGTCGTGCCGCTGCAATACCGGTATGGCGGCGCTTTGGTGCCGGAATGCCGCCATCAGTAGTAAAAAAATGCGTTTTTATGAGTGACATATCCGCCCAAAGGCGGATCGGATGCGGTAACAGGCCAACAAATGCCACCTGCATTACGAATTCTCCTTGTGCAGTTGCCTATTAACGTAATCCACAATTTCAGATGACAGTTCAAACGGCGATTTCATCGCGTCAATATCCAGGTTTCTGTCAATATGTCGGATTAAATCATTCAGGGTTTCAGCACGGATTCCAGATTCAGAAATGCTGTTTCTGCGGCGATCCTGAAGTTCAATCAGGAACTGCCGTAAAAGCGTCCACCACTCGCTGTCTATAACCGGCGAACGCATACCCAGCATTTTGTCAGCATCGGCAATCAGCTTTGTCAGCCCCTTATCGCTTATTCTGGTTTGCTGGTTCGCTTTTGTTTCCAGTTCTGCTATGTGCTTCTCTGCGGCTTCCAGCTTCTCGCGCATATCGTCAACGTACTCGACCAGAGAACCGCCAGCAGGAATTTCGCACTCCTCGACCAGTTGGAAGTAGATATCAGCTGCGGCCCGTGTGTTGCTATGCCTAGCGTCGCCCATCTCACCTTCACGAAGAGCATCGCGTTCGGCGGTAAGATTGGCTATTTTGCTGTCTTTGCCTTCCAGCTCAACGCGCAGCTTCCCTACCGTTAGCGCAATATCCTCGTTCTCCTTGTCGCGGGATTTGATGTATTGCTGGTTTCTTTCCCGTTCATCCAGTAATGCTAGAACTTCCGGGTCGCTAACATCGATAACAGTGACGCGGGACAGCCCATAATGGTCATCTGCGATACTGCGGCCTTCTGCGTAGTAGCAACCTTTGTCGTCGTAGGTTGCGCCTGTACATCCATACGTGATGTGTCTGCCACATATACGCTGCACTGTCATTTCATCACCACAAATGCGGCATTTTGGTACTGGTTGCTGTGAATAACGCTCACGCAGTTCCTGATAGTTAATTTCTCTCACTGGCTGCCTCCTTTGCGAAGCTCTGCAGCGAAATATACAGCTGCGGAAACAATAGCTGCATGTCGGTATTCACCATCAGAAAAGAGAGAATCTCCCTTAAGTGCATTGACGATACTCTGATGATTTTTTGCCAGCATCTCCACACCCTGCGCCCGTACTTCAGCCAGGAAAGCATCGGTGGCTGGGGTTTCCGTGAAGTTGTCCTCCCAACCGTAGTACTCCTGACGACAGAAGTTATTAAATTCCTTCTCCGACTGTTTAAGCGCCGCATTCTCCGCTGCCAGCGCCGCGCACTTGGCCTTCGCTTCAGCAAATTTACGCACCAGATATTCAGCGTTTGTTTCGTTAACCTTTAAATCTCGTGGGATGCATTTACCTTTCAGAAAACCATCCATTTCAATTAGTGACATTTGTTTCATTTCTTCCCACTCCGCAACATCGCATTTAGATATTTGTTTTGATTCACTGACGGAAAAGAATTTCTCTTAAGCAATTCCTCTCTCGATGGCATTGGCTTTACGCGTTGGCGAATAATCATTTCTGCCGGAAGAATGCTGGGATTGTATGCAAGTCCTCTCATGGTAAATTCCTCAGTCATTACTGATAGCGCCATAGCGTGAGCGGTAATTACGCAGGCGCGGGTCAATTTCAGGGAAGTGGGTATATGTGGCTTTGCGGAATGGTCTGATTGATGTCTGGTAAATTCGCTCGCGTTCTTCTTTCTCTGCAAGCCATATACAATGGCGAAATTCCTTTTCCTCTTTCGTTTCCTGCGGTAGCGACATTATCCGATCGTAGTTTTTTCTGAATTTATCCAGCACCTCCGATACGGAATTGCCGGAACAGCGGCGCGGGTCATCCGCACCATACAGAGGCGCTGGCATAATGGAATCCTTATGTTGCTACTTTAGAAGGGAATTGAATCGTCGTATTCAGGAGTGTTCTGCTGGTTACTACTTTGCTGCTGCGGGCCATTTCCTGAAGTTGCAAATCCAATCTTTGCATTCAGTAATTCAAGAGTGATTGATTGACCATTTTGCCCCTGATAAACATCAACCCTGATGTTTTCTCCGGTAATTTCCACAATGCCACCTTCAACAAGAACACTACGGTAGTAATCCGCTTGCGCTCCCGGCTTGGCAAATACAACGGCGCTGTAGTTTGTCCATTCTTTCTTTTTTGTCTGGCGATCGTAATACTGAACGCCAGCACGGATGTTGAATCCGATATTTTCCCCGGCCTGAAACTCTCTTGCGGGCTTGTTTAGTCTTACAGTAATCGAATGTGCCATTAAGCAGCCGCTCCTTCTAATTCGTCTCGTCTGATGTTGTAAACGTCCTGCGCTTTGTGCTGCTCCGGTGTGCCTTCGAGCATCTTCCACGCTTTGGCGAACGCCTGTTTAAGCTCTTCTACGGTGTTTTTCTGCATTGCTGCGTCAGTGAATGCTTTTAGAACCTGTTCAGGTGTAGGTGATGGTTTTGATTGCTTTGCTGCTGCGTTCTGCTGATGTTTATGCTCGTTTGTATCTGCATCTTTCGCATCATCAATGCCGAGCAAACCATTGAGGCAATACTTGCGTGCATAAGAGCTTGTGGCTCCAGTAACTTGTGCAGAATCCATTCCTTTCTTGCTTTCTTCCTCTCGTGCAAGAGCGGTTGCCGTATGACTGTTTTCGCCATCGGTAATAGTTGCCGTGGCTTTCACGTAATACCGATCACCAATCAACACAACTTCATCGCTGATTGATAAAAACAGGCCATTCAGTAACGGCTTAACGCCTTCAAGAATGTCTTCGCAGCTTCTGTATTTATATTTACCGAATGAGTTGTACTGATTCTTTGGCGCGTTCAGATTCTCCTGAATAGCTGCCAGTCTTGCGTAAAATTCTTTGCTCATATGATTGTTCTCAGAACGGACACGGCCCAAGGAAATAACGCTGATTTAATACTTCAGTCTTTGCCGCATTTAAAAATACGCGAACACCTTCACGATCTCCCTTCTGGCGATACATTAACGCCTGCTGCGTGTACATGCGTCTCTGTAACTTGCTCTCCTTCACTGTGGTTGCAAGTGACATGAATATCTCCTTCGTTACCGATTAAATCTTTCATTTGACGAATGAATTCTTCGTCTGACCAGTTATCTGTAAAACTCATGGACGGCCTTGTTGTTTCAAAATATCCCAAAGCTTTTCGAGCAAACTTTTCATTCTTGGTTGTTTAAAGTCTGCTCCGGTTAAAATATTTTTTCGTGAATGCTGTACCGATAAAATCGGGTTGAAAGGGCGAACCGATGCCGCCCCTGCAATAGCGAACTGTTGCATAGGATGCTCCTTATATTTGATTGCATAACGAAAACGCCTCAAGTGAAGCGTTATTGGTATGCATATAAAAAAGCCCTCACACTGGAGGGCAAAGAAGATTTCCAATAATCAGAACAAGTCGGCTCCTGTTTGGTTACGAGCGACATTGCTCCGTGTATTCACTCGTTGGAATGAATACACAGTGCAGTGTTTATTCTGTTGTTTATGCCAAAGATAAAGGCCACTATCAGGCAGCTTTGTTGTTCTGTTTACCAAGTTCTCTGGCAATCATTGCCGCCGCTCGTATTGCCCACACCATTGATTCTTATCAATAGTCGTAGTCATACGGATAGTCCTGGTATTGTTCCATCACATCCTGAGGATGCTCTTCGAACTCTTCAAATTCTTCTTCCATATATCACCTCAAATAAGTTGTTTGCTGCGAAAGTAAATACGCTTAAGTTACCTGTTATTTATCCCACCAAGTTCCGTATCTATCTATCCAGTTACACCAATCATCGACACTCCATTTTGTTGTGTCGCATTTTGGCAACTGGCATGAATATCTACCTTCTTTGTAAAGTCGGCGTTTGACTTTCTTGAGCATGGCTCACCTCAATCGTAATAAGCTGGAATTGATTTTCCGCGTTGCTTCTGGCGACCAACACAAGTCACACCCATTTCACTGCGTGGCTTGCTGTAGTAAATACGGTTCTGTTTACGTTCGACTTCTTCTGCCTTCTTGCAGCGAAGGCTTCCGAGTGATGCTGCTTTATCTGCTCTGACGCAACCAGAGAGCTTTAGCGCAATTTTTCGCGCCAGTCGCTGCTCTTGCATTGCCTGTTCACGTTGAGCCTGTCTGCGTGCTCTGCGGCGATTTCTGGCGTTATCGTCAGCCAGATATGTAATGACTACTGTCATGTTGACCTCCGATGAAACAACTTTGGAATTGATAGTGATTGCAAAGTGGTTTCTGGCCCCTCGAACTGAGGGGCAGAAAGAGCATCTCGCCACCTAATAGGTCGATGCTCGGATCGAGAGATTTAATTAACCTCGGTTTTGAAGTTATGCATTCACATAAATCCTCCTACCTCTTGTGCAGCTTTCTTGAATATGGTGGCGGCTGCATAACGCCTATGGAATTGACTTTGGCGGTGACGCGCCGGGTGCTTATCTTCCGGTTGCCGTCGTGCAGCTGCACTTCACGTCACCCCAAAGCCAACTACTCTTTGGTTCCCGCATTTCGGCGGGACAATCCCATCAATGTTAAAGAGCCTGCCAATCTGTTCCGTTTGGCTACCAGCGTCCTGCTGATGGCTAAAGAGTACTGTAGGTATTTTATTGTGTAAATACCCAAGGTATTTATTTTTGGTGAAATAATGATAAGCAAATGAATACAAAGGATATTTATTTTTTTCGGTGTCTGCTTGTTCAGTGCTTTTTATGCGGGATATGTGAAGTGGATCCCGATAGCTATTGCTGCCGGGATTATGGGTTAGTCAGCGAAGGTTAAGACGAGAATTACCTTAATGATGTCTGCTACAACAGACACGGCCATAGATAAACCAAAGACGATCCAAGCCATAGAGATGTCTTCACTACCATCGTATAGGGTTCCGTAATCACTGGTGTAAGGCGTAAATGTCGCGCCTTGATACAATAGGTATAAGCTTGATCCATAGAGGATAAATGCAGATATCCCTTGTATTGCTATGATCACCAGAATCATGAAACGAGCTGATCTATGCGCCCAAGCCTGGCTTATTTTTTCTGATAGAGTTTTCGCAATAAAAGCATGCGATAAGCCGTAAATTGTCGAGATTGCCAACATCCCAAAAAAGCTTGCTATAGCGGTTCCAACCATAAGCGCCCCTTGCGTGATCAAACCAGCCTTAGTTTTGTCTCAATTGCAACGCCTATAATCTTGCAGTTTCCATTGATTGGCACGAGAGGCCATGCAGGGTTAAGTCCCTTGAGGTATTTATTTCCGCCGTCGATTATCAGCTTCTTGAATGTTGCTTCGTTAGAGTCAGAAAGTTTTGCTATGACCAAGCTGCCGTTGATCGCCTCCCTTCCGGTATCGAAAAGAACGAATGTTCCCTCTGGAATGCTTAACCCAACCGGTGCCGTCATTGAATCACCTTCCACTTTAAGCCAAAACGCATTACCTTGAATATGCGCGTCAGACTCAAGCCAAACATCTATGTCTTTAATGGTGTATGGTTCGCATGCTTCACACCACGAGCCAGCCTGGATACTGCTTAACACCGGATACCTCTTTCCTGCTCTGTATTCCCCTGCATACCTTACGTTGGCATCGCTCTTAAGGCTTTCTGCCTGTTCTGCAACCTTGGCAGCAATTGACTGGCTAAAATCAGCAATTGAGACTTGCAACAATCGTGCAAAACCAGATGCAACCTCAACGTTTAGCGCGTTTCTGCCATTAAGATAATGTCCTACCGCTCCTTGGGTGATACCCAGTTCATCAGCGATTGAGTATTGGGTTATTCCCAATTCTTTCTTTTTTGACTCATACAAAGCCTTAAGCCGCTTAGCGTCTTCGAGCTGTTCTGTCGTCAGTGATTTTTTATTTTCCATAGCTTAATTCTAATAGCTAAGGTACTTAAACTAAAAATACCCTGAGTATTGATTGCTTTGAATACCTGTAGTATTCTTTGTTCATGGTTAATAACGGAGAGTGCATATGATTCGAATGACACTTGCCGATTACGCCAAAATCCATGGACAGGCTAAAGCAGCCAGTGACTTTGGTGTAATCCAGTGCGCTATCAGCAAGGCCATTCTGGCAGGCCGTAACATCATGGTTACGGTAAAGCCTGATGGCAGTGTGATTGGAGAGGAAGTTCGTCCTTTCCCAAGCAACAAGAAAAACAAATAGTAACACCGCTCTTTAACAGTCATGGTCATCATTCCCGCCGAAATGCGGGAATACAACGCGCATAATTTGATGCGCATAACTTCTTATTTGTTAAGGAAATACTTACATATGCAACTTACAAGTACTCGCAAGAAAGCGAATGCAATTACAAGCAACATCCTGAATCGAATTGCTGTACGTGGTCAGCGAAAGGTTGCCGACGCGTTAGGGATTAATGAATCGCAAATTTCGCGATGGAAAGATAGCTTCATCCCCAAAATGGGAATGCTTCTGGCTGTTCTTGAATGGGGTGTTGAAGACGAGGAGTTGGCGGAACTGGCTAAGAAAGTAGCCAGAATGCTGACAAAAGAAAAAGCCCCGAAGAACGGCGAATTCTTCGAGGCCTGATGTAGAAAGACTGGATCAATCCACAGGAGTAATTATGACAAAACGTCGTAAGAAATACCAGGAAAAAGAAGAGATTCGACACCCTGATTCACCTGAGGGATTAGTGGTAGCCGCAGCAAATAACAGGGCGTTCGCAGAGCGCCTTGTTGGTGTTTACAGACTAGCCAAAGCAGGAGTGAAACATGGGCGTCGTTAAGTTAGCTGATTACAGGCCTCAACTTGAGGTCGTGGAGCATCGCGTGGCAGATACCGAAGATGGTTTCATGCGCGTTGCTAACGAGATTACCGACAGTCTGCTGATGGCTGATTTAACAGTCCGGCAGTTGAAGGTGATGCTCGCTATCATGCGCAAGACATACGGATTCAATAAGCCGATGGATCGACTCACAAACACGCAGATAGCAGCCATGACAGGTATTCATCACACTCATGTTTGCGCTGCCAAGCGCCAGCTTATTGAGCGTAAATTCCTCATTGCTGATGGCGTGAAAATCGGAGTGAACAAGGTGGTTTCTCAGTGGATTAGCCAGGACAGCTTAACATTAGCTAAAACAGCTAACAAAACATTAGCCAAGTCGGCTAACGGGTATAAGCCAAGTCAGCTAAACACAAAAGACAATATACAAAAGACAATAAATACAAATACCCCCTTACCCCCTAACGGGGGAGGCGATGGGCAGGTTAAACCTGAACGTCGCAAGGCAGAACGAATCGACTATGAATCCTTCCTGAACGCCTACAACACCGAAGTCGGTGACAGACTGCCACACGCTGTTGCGGTCAACGAGAAACGCAAACGCCGCCTGAAGAAAATCATCCCGCAACTGAAAACGCCAAACGTGGACGGTTTCAGAGCGTATGTCAGGGCGTTTGTACATCAGGCCAAGCCGTTTTACTTCGGAGACAACGACACTGGCTGGACGGCAGATTTTGATTACCTGCTGAGGGAAGATTCGTTAACGGGAGTACGGGAAGGGAAGTTTGCAGACAGGGGGATTGCATGAGACAGGATATCGAAGCGAGCGTTATCGGTGGCCTGCTGATTGGTGGATTAACTCCAACCGCCAGCGACGTTCTGGCAACGCTGGAGCCGGAAGCGTTTTCAATTCCGCTCTACCGGAAAGCCTTCGAGGTTATCCGCAAGCAGGCGAGAAACAGAAACCTAATCGATGCGCTGATGGTTGCCGAGGCGTGCGGAGAGGAGCATTTCACGTCAATCCTGATGACCAGCAAAAACTGCCCGAGTGCCGCAAACCTGAAGGGATATGCCGGAATGGTCGCGGATAACTATCACCGCCGTCTGGTACTGGAAATCATGGATGAAATGCGTGAACCAATTCAGAGCGGAACCATCGACGCATCGAGTCAGGCGATGGATGAACTTGTAAAGCGTCTTTCAGCCATCAGAAAGCCCCGTGACGAGGTTAAACCTGTACGGTTAGGGGAAATCATTACTGACTACACTGACACGCTTGACAGGCGTCTGAGGAACGGAGAAGAGTCAGATACCCTGAAGACCGGAATCGAAGAACTTGACGCCATCACCGGAGGGATGAACGCGGAAGACCTGGTGATTATCGCCGCTCGTCCTGGTATGGGGAAAACCGAACTGGCGCTGAAGATTGCCGAAGGCGTTGCAAGCCGCGTTATCCCTGGTTCTGACGTTCGGCGCGGAGTGTTGATTTTCTCGATGGAAATGAGCGCATTGCAGATTGCAGAGCGAAGCATCGCCAACGCCGGGAGGATGTCGGTTAGCGTGCTGCGAAATCCTGCATCGATGGATGACGAAGGATGGGCGCGTGTTGCTAACGGCATGAGTCAGCTTGCAGATTTGGATGTATGGGTAGTCGATGCCTCGCGGTTATCGGTCGAAGAAATACGCTCAATCGCAGAACGGCACAAACAGGAAAATCCAAACCTGTCACTCATCATGGCGGATTATCTTGGCCTGATTGAGAAGCCGAAAGCAGATCGCAACGACCTCGCAATTGCTCACATCTCCGGAAGCCTGAAGGCGATGGCGAAAGACCTGAAAACGCCTGTTATCTCCCTGAGTCAGCTTTCGCGCGATGTTGAGAAGCGACCAAACAAACGCCCGACAAACGCAGATTTGCGTGATTCAGGAAGCATTGAACAGGACGCAGACTCAATCATCATGCTCTATCGGGAAGCTGTATATGACGAGAACAGTAGCGCCGCGCCATTTGCTGAAATCATTGTGACGAAAAACCGTTTTGGCTCGCTTGGTACGGTTTACCAGCGGTTCTGCAACGGACACTTTGTTGCATGTGACCAGGATGAAGCCAGACAGATTTGCACAGCATCAAATGCACCTGCTGCGCGTGGCAGACGATATGCACAAGGGGCTGACGTATGACCATCTACATCACTGAGCTAATAACAGGCCTGCTGGTAATCGCAGGCCTTTTTATTTGGGGGAGAGTAAATCGTGGTTAAGTTTATGCTCGTCGCACTCAAATGCGTTGGCGTTGGATGGATTCTTCTTACGTTTTTTATTGTTCTGCATAGCTACATTCGTCTTGTGAATGACGGTAAAGATCCATGGTATACGTTGTTTGGCGCTGCATTTGTCTGGGTGATTATCGGTGTTATGCCTGTCGCTGTAGCAAAAATGGCGTGGCGTTTTGTGAGTTGAACTGAGGGTAAGTACCGATGGACGAATCAAGAAAGAAGTTTGAGGAATACGTTGCCAAAAAATTGAGATTACCATTCGAGATGATAACCGAGGCAAGAAATGGTGATAGGTACTTCGCATTTTCAAGTATGGATATTCGTCACTCCTTAAATGAGTGGTGGGCTTTATGGCAGGCATCGCGAGCAGCTATTGAACTGGATATCGACTGGCCCGAATCGAATGACGACTTTTGGAAAGATGGTGAAGAAGGTGCTTATGCGATGGGTTATGAGGATGGGAGAGACAAAACGGTAATTGCAGTAATGAAAGCTATCAGAGCCGCTGGAATTAAAGAGAAGAATTTCGATGAAGCAAATATACATGCTTCGCAACGAAGCAATCAGAAATAACGCCATAGACGCAATACTCTCACTTCCCATCGACGACAAGTCACCTCACGAAGTCCACATTAAAGAACCAAAGCGGAGCAATCCTCAAAACCGCCTTATGTGGGCGTTATTGCAGGACGTATCGCGTCAGGTGCTTTGGCATGGAGAGAGACTTGCGCCGGAGGACTGGAAAGACCTGTTCACTGCCCTGTGGCTTAAGACCAAAAAACTGGAGCAACGAAGTGCGCCTGGTATCGACGGTGGCGTTGTTATGCTTGGCGTGCGTACCAGCAAAATGCGAAAGGCCAGCATGACTGAGCTTATCGAAATCATGTTCTGGTTCGGCTCAGAGCGCAACGTGCGGTGGAGTGATGACTCCCGGCGAGAGTATGAATGGTCACAACGAAAAGGGAAGGCTGCATGACTATCAAATCAAATACGCCAGCACACGACAAGGACTGCTGGCAAACGCCGCTTTGGCTTTTTGATGCGCTGGATATTGAGTTTGGATTCTGGCTGGATTCAGCTGCGAGCGACAAAAACGCTCTGTGCGCTCACTGGCTAACTGAGGCCGACGACGCGCTAAATTCTGAGTGGATAAGCCACGGTGCAATCTGGAATAACCCACCGTACAGCAATATCAGGCCGTGGGTGGAAAAAGCCGCTGAGCAGTGCATACAACAGCGACAGACGGTAGTTATGCTTGTGCCAGAGGATATGTCAGTCGGATGGTTCAGCAAGGCTCTGGAGAGTGTCGACGAAGTTCGCATTATCACTGATGGACGGATTAATTTTATCGAACCATCGACAGGGCTGGAGAAGAAGGGAAACAGCAAAGGCTCCATGCTGCTGATTTGGCGACCGTTCATCAGTCCTCGACGGATGTTTACTACCGTATCCAAAGCGGCATTGATGGCGATCGGGCAGGGCGTCAGGAGGGCGGCATGAGACGACAGCGACGAAGTTTCACCGACATCATCTGCGAAAACTGCAAATACCTTCCAACGAAACGCTCCAGAAATAAACGCAAGACAATCCCAAAAGAATCTGACGTAAAAACCTTCAACTACACGGCTCACCTGTGGGATATCCGGTGGCTAAGACATTGTGCGAGGAAATGACAATGCTTTTAATTCAACCTGGATTTGGCCTTAGCATCAAAAAAGGGCACATGTTTGGCGAGAAAGAGTCTCAACGAAAAATGGTGTCGATACAGTTGCCATTTATCAGTATTTATTGGCTAAACAGGGAGGCAACAAATTATTGGTATACATGCGCCAGAGCAGCATTTAACGACCCTGACTGGTTTGTGAAAAACCACCACGCAGTTCGTCAGGCAAAGAGAAAGGCCAATACGACATACATGAAGGCGTATCGAAAAGCATGGAAAGAACACCGCGATCGATACCAACAAGACATGGAAAAACTTGAATCAGAAAACATGGAATTAAGACGAAAGCTTGGTGAAGAAAAACGAGACATTGATGCTTACAAGCGACTTTTTAATGGTGAAAGCCATGCTTAGCCCATCCCAATCCCTTCAATACCAGAAAGAAAGCGTCGAGCGGGCTTTAACGTGCGCTAACTGCGGTCAGAAGCTGCATGTGCTGGAAGTTCATGTATGTGAAGCGTGCTGCGCAGAACTGATGAGCGATCCGAATAGCTCAATGTACGAGGAAGAAGACGATGAATGAGTTAATAAATGGCAATGCCATCAAAATGACAAGCATTGAAATCGCTGAGTTGGTGGGTAAGCGTCATGACAATGTGAAACGTACCATCGAAACGCTGGCTAAAAATGGTGTTATCCGGCTTCCTCAAATTGAGGTTTCCGAAAGAATCAATAACTTAGGGTTCAATGTTCAGTACGAGCATTACGTCTTCGAAGGCGAACAAGGTAAGCGAGATAGTATTGTTGTTGTTGCCCAGTTGTCGCCAGAGTTCACCGCTCGCCTTGTTGACCGCTGGCGAGATCTTGAAGAAGCTGCGGTTAATATCCCCAAAACGCTACCGGAAGCGTTGCGCCTTGCTGCTGATCTTGCTGAGCAGAAAATGCAACTGGAAAACCAGCTTGCAATTGCCGCACCTAAAGTTGAGTTTGCCGATCGCGTTGGCGAGGCCAGCGGAATTTTGATTGGAAACTTTGCAAAGGTTGTCGGTATTGGTCCAAACAAACTGTTTGCGTGGATGCGCGATCACAAAATCCTTATTGCTTCAGGTTCCCGGCGCAATGTGCCAATGCAGGAATATATGGATCGCGGCTATTTCACAGTGAAAGAAACAGCGGTCAACACAAATCACGGAATACAGATATCGTTCACCACAAAAATCACCGGGCGTGGTCAACAGTGGCTGACCAGAAAGCTGCTCGATAACGGAATGCTGAAAGTAACAGGGGAGGCTGCTTAATGGCTAATCTACGCAAAGAAGCACGCGGCAGAGAATGCCAGGTACGTATTTACGGCGTATGCAATGGTAATCCTGAAACTACAGTTCTGGCACATTACCGGATGGCTGGAATTTGCGGAACGGGAATGAAGCCTGACGACCTGATCGGCGCATGGGCTTGTAGCGCGTGTCACGATGAAATCGACCGACGCACCCATAATCTCGACAACAAAGACGCCAGACTTTACCACCTCGAAGGCGTGATCAGGACGCAGGCGATACTACTGAAGGAGGGGAAGATTAAGCCATGAACGAATATCAGTTTGTGCTTCCATACCCGCCGTCGGTGAATACCTACTGGCGAAGACGGGGAAGCCAATACTACATCAGCGATAAAGGCCAGAAATACCGAAAAGACGTTCAGCAAATCATCCGCCAACTTAAGTTAGACATTTTCACCAAATCACGACTCCGCATCAAAGTAATCGCAGACGTTCCGGACTCCCGCCGCCGCGACCTCGACAACATCCTGAAAGGTTTACTCGACTCCCTTATCCACGCCGGATTTGCGGAAGACGACGAGCAATTCGATGACATTCGCGTAATTCGTGGTGTGAAAGTACCAGGTGGAAGGCTTGGAATAAAAATCACCGAACTGGAGAACGCATGAACGCCACAATTCAAACGATACCAGAGCTTCTTATCCAGACACGAGGCAATCAGACCGAAGTGGCAAGGATGCTTTCCTGCGCAAGAGGAACAGTGCTCAAGTACAACCGAGACAGCAAAGGCGAGCGTCACGTAATAGTTAACGGCGTCCTGATGGTCAAACAGGGCAAGAGGGGAAGGCCATGAGACTCGAAAGCGTAGCTAAATTTCATTCGCCAAAAAGCCCGATGATGAGCGACTCACCACGGGCCACGGCTTCTGACTCTCTTTCCGGTACTGATGTGATGGCTGCTATGGGGATGGCGCAATCACAAGCCGGATTCGGCATGGCTGCATTCTGTGGTAAGCACGAACTCAGCCAGAACGACAAACAAAAGGCTATCAACTATCTGATGCAATTTGCACACAAGGTATCGGGGAAATACCGTGGTGTGGCAAAGCTCGAAGGAAATACTAAGGCAAAGGTACTGCAAGTGCTCGCAACATTCGCTTATGCGGATTATTGCCGTAGTGCCGCGACGCCGGGCGCAAGATGCAGAGATTGCCACGGTACAGGTCGTGCGGTCGATATTGCCAAAACAGAGCTGTTGGGTAGAGTTGTTGAGAAAGAATGCGGAAGATGCAAAGGTGTCGGCTATTCAAGAATGCCAGCAAGCGCCGCATATCGCGCTGTAACGATGCTAATCCCAAACCTTACCCAACCAACCTGGTCACGCACTGTTAAGCCGCTGTATGACGCTCTGGTGGTGCAATGCCACAAGGAAGAGTCAATTGCAGACAATATTTTGAATGCAGTCACACGTTAGCAGCATGATTGCCACGGATGGCAACATATTAACGGCATGATATTGACTTTTTGAATAAAGTTGGGTAAATTTGACTCAAGAATGGCAGATTTATATCCGTTCACATTCTTTCAGTTTTTACCCACCTCATCTTTAAGTTCTAAGCGCACTGACATGCGCATCATAAACTCGAGAGCACATAGGAATAGAGCCTGAGAAATATCGCTTTTGGCGACTTCTCTCGTGGTGATATTTCTATGTCAGCAGGCTCTAATATCTATGTGGTTCGCCTATGTTAAAACGTGAAGATGCATTGAGACTTTTTAATTACAATCCAGATACTGGAATTCTTACATGGAAGAATCCACCTCGGTCTTCTAGATTTATTTATGGCGCTGTTGTTGGCTATAAAACAAATGGATATCTGCAGGTAAAACTTTATGGAATGCGGCTATATGTCCATAGAATTGCATGGCTGATGGTTTACAATGATTGGCCAACCGATGTGATTGACCATATTAATGGTGATAGGTCTGATAACCGGATAGCCAATCTTCGTGTTGTTACTAACACTCAAAACTCATGGAACAGCAAGATGAGGAAAAACAATTCATCTGGTGTGAAGGGGGTGACTTTTAATTCTGCTGCAAACAAGTGGGTTGGAAGAATTAGGGTCAATGGTAAAAGGATTCATGTAGGGTGTTTTGACGATATCGAGGAGGCGAGAAAGGCAATGGAAAATGCCAGGATAAAATATCATGGTGAATTCTCCAGTATGGGATAGATGGGTTAATTCGCTCGTTGTGGTAGTGAGATGAAAAGAGGCGGCGCTTACTACCGATTCCGCCTAGTTGGTCACTTCGACGCATCGTCTGGAACTCCAACCACCGCAGGCTGAGAGGTCTGTAGAATGCAATCCCGAAACAGTTAGCAGGTAATAGTTAGAGCCTGCATAACGGTTTCGGGATTTTTTATATCTGTGTAACAGGTAAGAGCATTCTCCCTTATGGGGCTTGGCTTAAATGCATTGAGTGCTCTTTCCGTTGTGCTGAATTAAGCGAACACCGGAAGCAGAACCGGATCACCAAATGCGTACAGGCGTCATCGCCGCCCAGCAACAGCACAACCCAAACTGAGCCGTAGCCACTGGCTATCATGAACTCATCAGTGATAGTTACGCTGCGGCCTTCTACACATGATCTTCGTGAAAGCGGGTGGCAGGAGGTCGCGCTAACAACCTCCTGCCGTTTTGCCCGTGCATATCGGTCACGAACAAATCTGATTACTAAACACAGTAGCCTGGATTTGTTCTATCAGTAATCGACCTTATTCCTAATTAAATAGAGCAAATCCCCTCAATGAAGGGGTAGAGCATGTACCGTATGGACAAAATCAGAGAATGGTTCAGTTACAGCTTCGGAGGACTGACTGCGATGGGTGGCATTCTCTCCCTGAATGACTGGGCTGTCATCATTGGTATTCTTTGTACTGTCGGCACATTTGGCATCAACTGGTACTACAAGCGCAAAGAGCGCGAGGACAGATTGAATGGCAATGTCACCGGCACTACGAAATAGCGTAATAGCGGCGATAAGTGGCGGGGCTATTGCTATAGCATCTGTGTTAATCACTGGCCCGAGTGGTAACGATGGTCTGGAAGGTGTCAGCTACATACCATATAAAGATATCGTTGGTGTATGGACTGTATGTCACGGACACACCGGAAAAGACATCATGCTCGGTAAAACGTATACCGAAGCAGAATGCAAAGCCCTCCTGAATAAAGACCTTTCCACGGTCGCCAGACAAATTAACCCGTACATCAAAGTCGATATACCGGAAACAACGCGCGGCGCTCTTTATTCGTTCGTCTATAACGTGGGCGCAGGCAATTTCAGAACATCGACGCTTCTTCGCAAAATCAACCAGGGCGATATCAAGGGCGCATGTGACCAGCTACGTCGCTGGACATACGCTGGCGGTAAGCAATGGAAAGGGCTGATGACTCGCCGTGAGATTGAGCGTGAAGTCTGTTTGTGGGGGCAACAATGAGCAGAGTAACCGCGATTATCTCCGCTCTGGTTATCTGCATCATCGTCTGCCTGTCATGGGCTGTTAATCATTACCGTGATAACGCCATCGCCTACAAAGAACAGCGAGATAAAGCCACATCCACAATCGCTGATATGCAGAAGCGTCAACGTGACGTAGCAGAACTCGACGCCAGATATACAAAGGAGCTTGCTGATGCTAACGCGACTATCGAAAGTCTCCGTGCTGATGTTTCTGCTGGTCGTAAGCGCCTGCAAGTCGCCGCCACCTGTGCAAAGTCAACGACCGGAGCCAGCAGCATGGGCGATGGAGAAAGCCCAGGACTTACAGCAGATGCTGAACTCAATTATTACCGTCTCCGAAGTGGAATCGACAGGATAACCGCGCAGGTTAACTACCTGCAGGAATACATCAGGACGCAATGCCTTCGATGATAGCGATAATTTTACTCATCATCCTTCACATCTGGCTCTGTAGACAGGGTGGTGATCACTTCTGGAGTGAATCCAGATTAAACATCTCATTGCTGATGCTTGATATTGAGCATCTGGCGCGCGGTAAGGGGCTGCGTTGAGATAAGAGCCAGTCATCACAAACACCAGGATTTAGCCTCGCATTCGCGGGGTTTTTTATTCCCAACTCCATAGGTAATTTTATGACCCAGCATATTGGCGTAAAACTGATTAACGCCTTTCCGATGACGAGACAGGCATATAACGATTTTCGTGGCTGGCAGCTTCCTGCCGGAGAAAACGGCGAGGACGAAGGCTATCTGGTTGAATATCTGGATGGCGGAAAACCTAACACCGATCGCTTTGATGGCTACGTTAGCTGGAGTCCAAAAGAAGTATTCGAAAAGGCTTATCGTCCGGTATCAGGACTAAGTTTCGGCCTTGCCATGGAAGCGTTAAAACAGGGCAAAAGTTTGCAGCGGGCAGGATGGAATGGGAAAGACCAGTTTGTTTATCTCGTGAAAGGGGAAAAATTAGCGTCTGCGTTGGGTTATGGTTTTGGCGAATATGTTGGCGAGCCAACTTTCAATGACACGCTTGTATTGAAAAACTCACAGAACCGCCTTGCTACATGGGTTCCATCCATTGGTGACATGATGGCTGAAGACTGGCAAATCATTTAACCATGTAGGCATTACAAAGCCCATCTACGGGTGGGCTTGATAATGAAACCGGAGTTAATTTCTGGTCACTAATTAACGGCAGTACAGCGAAACAACCCAAGCCAGTAAGTGGGGAAATAACACTGGCAGCCACTGAAAGATGAACCTCCTGCCTTATGGCAAAAAAAAGATTCTTTGTGGTGGCGGACTGATGGAAAGACATCCTAATCAAGCAACCACTCCACAGGGTCATAATTATGAACGACCAGCAAATCGAAAAAGAAATCGTTGAGAAAGGCAAAACCGCTCCGAGAATCACTCCGCAGCACATCGAAGACGTGATTAAAAGCGAGCATTACTTTGCTGCTTATGATGGACGTAATGGTGCCATTTCCAGCAACGAATATTGTGGCAGGGAAAAACCAGAAGAAGGCGATCGTGATTTATCACCATTGAAGTTGCTCACTTTCTGCGTACTGGTGCTGAAGAATGGCTTCACCGTCACCGGAGAGAGTGCCTGTGCAAGCCCGGAAAACTTTGATGCAGAAATTGGTCGGAAGATTGCCCGGCAAAATGCTGTAAACAAAATCTGGATGCTCGAAGGTTACTTGCTGAAGCAGAAGCTAAGCGAACAGTAGTTATTACAAAAGCCATTCCCTACTGAGTGGCTTTGATAATGGCTTATACCCTACACGGGATAACTTAACTGATATCCCTTTTAACGGATAAACGGAGCCAACAATGGCAGAGATTATTCCCATGACTGAAGAACAGAAATTCCAGTTAGAGATTTACAAACTGGTCATGAACCAGAACGCAGCCGCAGAGGAAGCATTTCAATTCATTGGCACTGACGAGCTGAAGCTTGAGCTATTCAAAATTCACTTCCAGTCAGGTGGCGCTAATTCAGATATCACGACCCGCACAATCGAAGCGGTACGTAAATCGAAGGAAGCGTTAGACCTGTTTACTACCGGAGCATAAACATGGCAACTCAAGGTTTCGACAACCCATCCAAATTCCGCGATGAATGGGATAAGCAAGCAGAAGGGAAATAATCAATATGGCGACTGAGAAAAAGAAAGGTGGTCGCCCCTCTGATTATATGCCGGAGGTGGCTAATGACATTTGCGCATTGCTTTCCTCCGGCGAGAGTCTGCGCAAAGTTTGCGAACGCCCAGGAATGCCGAGCAAAACATCAGTTTTTCGCTGGCTGGCTGAACATCAGGAGTTTCGTGACCAGTACGCGAAGGCAACAGAGACTCGGGCCGACTCTATTTTCGAAGAGATATTCGAAATTGCTGACGACGTAATCCCTGATGCCGCCGAGGTGGCAAAGGCAAGACTTCGCGTTGATACCCGCAAATGGGCGCTGGCCCGAATGAATCCCCGTAAGTATGGCGACAAGGTAACTAATGAGCTTGTCGGCAAAGACGGCGGCGCAATCCAGATTGAAACATCACCGATGAGCACTCTATTCGGAAAATGACCTCGATTAATCCTATCTTTGAACCGTTCATTGAGGCGCATCGCTACAAAGTCGCCAAAGGCGGTCGAGGTAGCGGTAAGTCATGGGCAATTGCGAGGCTGCTTGTTGAAGCGGCGCGTCGGCAGCCAGTGCGTATTCTCTGCGCTCGTGAACTGCAAAACAGTATCAGCGATTCGGTAATCCGGTTGCTTGAAGACACCATCGAGCGTGAAGGGTATTCGGCTGAGTTTGAAATTCAGCGTTCAATGATCCGTCATCTCGGAACGAATGCTGAATTCATGTTCTACGGCATCAAAAACAACCCGACGAAGATTAAATCGCTCGAAGGCATTGATATCTGCTGGGTGGAAGAAGCGGAAGCGGTAACGAAGGAATCATGGGACATCCTGATACCAACCATCCGTAAGCCGTTCTCTGAAATATGGGTGAGCTTTAACCCGAAGAACATACTCGACGATACCTATCAGCGATTCGTTGTAAATCCTCCCGATGATATTTGTCTGCTGACGGTGAACTACACCGACAATCCGCATTTTCCTGAAGTTCTCCGTCTGGAGATGGAAGAGTGTAAACGCAGAAATCCGACACTGTATCGTCACATCTGGCTGGGTGAGCCAGTGAGCGCAAGTGATATGGCAATCATCAAACGTGAATGGCTTGAAGCTGCTACCGATGCGCACAAGAAACTCGGATGGAAAGCGAAAGGCGCGGTTGTTTCTGCTCATGACCCATCAGATACAGGGCCAGATGCTAAAGGTTATGCATCGCGTCACGGTTCGGTAGTTAAGCGCATTGCCGAAGGTCTGCTGATGGACATCAACGAGGGTGCTGACTGGGCTACTTCGCTGGTGATTGAAGACGGCGCTGACCACTACCTGTGGGATGGTGATGGTGTTGGTGCAGGTCTACGCAGACAGACAGCGGAAGCGTTCTCCGGTAAGAAAATCACCGCCACGATGTTCAAGGGCAGCGAATCGCCATTTGATGAAGATGCGCCTTATCAGGCCGGAGCATGGGCTGATGAAGTCGTACAGGGCGACAACGTTCGCACTATTGGTGATGTGTTCCGCAATAAGCGAGCGCAATTCTATTACGCGCTGGCTGACAGGCTTTATCTGACATATCGGGCGGTTGTCCACGGTGAGTATGCAGACCCCGACGACATGCTGAGTTTCGACAAAGAAGCAATAGGCGAGAAGATGCTGGAGAAGCTGTTTGCAGAACTGACGCAGATTCAGCGCAAATTCAATAATAACGGGAAGCTGGAGCTTATGACTAAGGTCGAAATGAAGCAGAAGCTCGGTATTCCATCTCCTAACCTGGCTGATGCGCTGATGATGTGTATGCATTGCCCGGCATTGGTCCGCGAAGAAACAGAAATATACGTTCCCTCATCCTCCGGTTGGTAAACATGGCAGAGACATTAGAGAAAAAACATGAGCGGATCATGCTCAGGTTTGACCGCGCCTATTCTCCACAGAAGGAAGTGCGCGAAAAGTGCATTGAAGCTACGAGGTTTGCTCGTGTCCCCGGAGGTCAATGGGAAGGAGCAACGGCGGCTGGAACTAAGCTTGATGAGCAGTTCGAGAAGTATCCTAAGTTTGAAATCAATAAGGTAGCAACTGAACTTAACCGCATCATTGCAGAATACCGCAATAACAGAATCACCGTTAAGTTTCGTCCTGGTGACAGAGAGGCAAGCGAAGAGTTAGCCAATAAATTAAATGGTCTGTTCCGTGCTGACTACGAAGAAACTGATGGCGGTGAGGCTTGCGATAATGCATTTGACGACGCTGCTACTGGTGGTTTCGGTTGCTTCCGTTTGACGTCGATGCTGGTCAATGAATACGACCCCATGGACGATCGTCAGCGTATTGCTATTGAACCAATATACGACCCGTCGCGCTCTGTGTGGTTTGACCCTGACGCTAAGAAGTACGACAAATCTGACGCGTTGTGGGCGTTCTGTATGTATTCGTTGTCACCTGAAAAATATGAGGCTGAATACGGAAAGAAACCTCCTACTTCTCTGGATGTAACGTCTATGACCAGTTGGGAATATAACTGGTTTGGTGCAGATGTTATTTACATAGCGAAGTATTACGAAGTTCGTAAAGAGTCTGTTGACGTCATCAGTTATCGACATCCAATCACTGGAGAGATTGCAACATACGACAGTGATCAGGTTGAAGATATTGAAGATGAACTGGCAATAGCTGGATTTCAGGAAGTGGCAAGGCGCTCAGTGAAGCGCCGTCGTGTGTATGTATCCGTAGTGGATGGTGATGGTTTCCTTGAGAAACCTCGACGTATTCCTGGTGAGCATATCCCCCTCATCCCGGTTTATGGAAAACGCTGGTTCATTGATGACATTGAGCGTGTCGAAGGGCACATTGCAAAAGCAATGGATCCACAGCGTTTGTACAACCTTCAGGTTTCAATGCTGGCTGATACTGCAGCGCAAGACCCCGGTCAGATCCCTATAGTTGGCATGGAGCAAATTCGTGGACTTGAGAAGCACTGGGAGGCTCGCAACAAGAAACGCCCAGCGTTCTTGCCGTTGCGCGAAGTGAGAGATAAATCTGGCAACATTATCGCTGGAGCTACCCCGGCAGGATATACACAGCCTGCGGTTATGAATCAGGCATTGGCTGCATTACTACAGCAAACCAGTGCTGATATTCAGGAGGTTACAGGCGGCAGTCAGGCCATGCAGCAGATGCCAAGTAATATTGCTCAGGAAACGGTTAACAACTTGATGAACAGAGCAGATATGGCTTCGTTTATCTATCTGGACAATATGGCGAAAAGTCTTAAACGCGCTGGTGAAGTATGGCTGTCAATGGCGCGTGAAGTGTACGGTTCAGAACGTGAAGTGCGCATCGTTAACGAAGATGGAAGTGATGATATCGCTGTCCTGAGCGCACAGGTTGTTGACAGGCAAACAGGGGCTGTTGTTGCGTTAAATGACCTTTCTGTCGGTCGATACGATGTGACGGTTGATGTTGGACCAAGCTACACAGCACGACGTGATGCAACGGTTTCTGTACTGACAAATGTCCTTAGCTCTATGCTTCCAACAGACCCAATGCGCCCGGCAATTCAGGGTATTATTCTGGACAATATCGATGGCGAAGGCCTTGATGACTTCAAAGAGTACAACCGAAACCAACTGCTGATATCTGGTATTGCAAAACCACGCAATGAGAAAGAGCAGCAGATTGTTCAACAGGCGCAAATGGCAGCACAAAGCCAGCCAAATCCTGAAATGGTTCTCGCTCAGGCGCAAATGGTAGCAGCGCAGGCAGAAGCGCAAAAAGCAACTAACGAAACTGCTCAAACTCAAATCAAAGCATTTACTGCCCAGCAGGATGCGATGGAGAGTCAGGCAAACACTGTCTATAAACTGGCTCAAGCCAGAAACATCGATGACAAAGCAGTGATGGAGGCAATACGCCTTCTGAAAGATGTCGCCGAGTCACAACAACAGCAACTCCAGTCACCACCACAGTCACCGGCAGACTTAATGCCGAGTTAACCAGGAGTAATCAATGGAAAACGAACTGATCATCGACGGTCAGGTTATTGACCTGTCTGAAACACAGGAAAATGCAGAAGAAACCATCATCCAAACAGAGTCACAGCCTGAGAATGAAAGCCAGGATGACAACGGTAAAGAGGTGGCAACTGAGCCTGAAAAAACCGAAGAGACACCAGAAGATTACGCCTTGCGTATTGGTGATGAAGAAATTCAGCTTAACGCTGACGATGATGATCACATTGACGGGCAACCTGCACCGCAATGGGTGAAAGATCTTCGCAAAGGCTTCAAAGAAACACAGAAAGAAAACCGTGAGTTGCGCCGCCAGCTTGAGGAAGCATTAGCCAAGCCAGCGGAACATCAGCAACCACAACCAGACGCTATTCCACCAAAACCGACTCTTGAGTCGTGTGATTATGACGAACAGGCGTTTGAACAGGCATTGACTGATTGGCATGAGAAAAAAGGCCGTGTCGAACAGCAGCAGCAACAAAAACTACGTCAGCAACAGGAATACCAGCAGCGTTTCCAGCAAAGGGTAGAAGCGCATAAACAACGGGCAGCCAAACTTCCTGTGAAAGATTATCAGGAAATGGAAGCCATTGTTCTTAGTGAGCTACCACCAATTCAGCAGGAAATCATCATTCACTGTGCAGACGAAGGCTCTGAACTACTCGCCTATGGCTTAGGTAAGAGTCAGCAATTACGCCAGCGTGTAGCCGCTGAGACAGATCCAATTCGCGCAGCATTCCTCTTGGGGCAGATTAGCAAACAGGTAAGCCTTGCTCCAAAACCAAAGAAAGCCATCAAGCCAGAGCCGGAAGTACGTGGTGGCGGTGCTGATGCGAAACAAGACGAATTCAACAAATTATGCCCCGGCGCAAAAATCGAATAAGGAAAAGATAAATGCCTAACAATCTCGACAGTAACGTCAGTCAAATCGTTCTGAAAAAATTCCTTCCGGGTTTTATGTCAGATTTAGTTCTGGCGAAAACCGTAGACCGTCAGTTGCTGGCAGGTGAAATCAACTCCAGCACTGGCGATAGCGTTAGCTTTAAACGTCCGCATCAATTCTCATCCCTCCGTACTCCCACTGGTGATATTTCAGGGCAAAATAAAAACAACCTGATCTCAGGTAAAGCTACGGGGCGTGTAGGTAACTACATCACTGTTGCTGTTGAATATCAGCAACTGGAGGAAGCGATCAAGCTTAACCAGCTGGAAGAAATTCTCGCGCCGATTCGCCAGCGAATCGTTACCGACCTTGAAACAGAGCTTGCTCACTTCATGATGAATAACGGTGCGTTGTCACTTGGTAGCCCCAATACTCCAATCACCAAATGGTCTGATGTTGCGCAGACGGCATCTTTCCTGAAAGACCTCGGCGTTAATGAAGGTGAAAACTATGCTGTAATGGATCCATGGTCTGCACAGCGACTTGCTGATGCGCAGACTGGTTTGCACGCTTCAGATCAATTGGTTCGTACTGCATGGGAGAATGCACAGATCCCAACCAATTTTGGCGGCATTCGCGCACTGATGTCTAATGGGCTTGCCTCTCGTACGCAGGGGGCATTTGGCGGAACACTGACAGTCAAAACACAGCCAAATGTTACCTATAACGCAGTTAAAGACTCATACCAGTTCACTGTAACATTGACCGGAGCGACAGCCAGCGTTACAGGTTTTCTGAAAGCTGGTGATCAGGTTAAATTCACCAATACCTACTGGCTGCAACAGCAGACCAAACAGGCGTTGTATAACGGAGCCACACCAATTAGCTTCACTGCAACGGTTACTGCTGATGCTGATTCAGACAGCAGTGGCGATGTGACGGTTACGCTTTCTGGTGTTCCGATTTATGACACTACAAACCCGCAGTACAACTCTGTAAGTCGTCAGGTAGCGGCAGGCGATGCCGTATCTGTAGTAGGCACTGCTAGCCAGACAATGAAGCCAAACCTGTTCTATAACAAGTTCTTCTGTGGACTTGGCTCTATCCCACTGCCGAAACTGCACAGTATTGATTCTGCTGTTGCAACATATGAAGGTTTCTCCATCCGCGTACATAAATACGCAGATGGCGATGCCAACGTGCAAAAAATGCGCTTTGACTTACTGCCTGCATATGTGTGCTTTAACCCTCACATGGGCGGTCAGTTCTTCGGTAATCCGTAATAACAAGGGGCTTCCGCCCCTTTTATGTTTTAAGGAAACAATATGGATCGCATGAGTGTATTCCTTGCCGCAGATAACGAATCCGGACATGTACAGGCCGTTATCGCAGAAAAAGACTTCCAGTTTTTCGAAAAGTTGGGCTTTGTTGCCTCAGTTGATGAATTGAAACCGACCAGTAAGCGAGGTCGTAAGGCGGCAGACAATGGCAACAGTACTGACAAAGGGTGAGATCGTCCTTTTTGCGCTTCGTAAGTTTGCTATTGCTTCTAATGCATCGCTGACTGATGTTGAGCCGCAATCAATTGAAGATGGTGTAAATGATCTGGAAGATATGATGTCCGAGTGGATGATTAACCCCGGCGACATTGGTTACGCTTTCGCAACTGGAGATGAGCAGCCATTACCAGATGATGAGTCAGGTCTTCCAAGAAAATACAAACACGCAGTAGGCTATCAGTTATTGCTGAGAATGCTATCTGATTACAGCCTTGAGCCAACTCCGCAAGTTCTCAGTAACGCCCAACGCTCATATGATGCCTTGATGACCGACACTCTGGTTGTTCCTTCAATGCGACGACGTGGAGATTTTCCTGTAGGACAGGGTAATAAATATGACGTGTTTACATCTGACCGATATTATCCAGGCGATCTCCCTATGATTGATGGCGATATCCCAAACGCATAGGTGAATAAATGCCGATTCAGCAACTTCCGCTTATGAAAGGTGTCGGCAAAGACTTTCGAAACGCCGACTATATCGACTATCTGCCAGTGAATATGCTGGCTACACCCAAAGAAATCCTCAACAGCAGCGGATATCTTCGATCATTCCCGGGCATTGCCAAACGTTCTGATGTGAACGGTGTATCTCGAGGCGTCGAGTACAACATGGCGCAGAATGCTGTCTATCGTGTGTGTGGGGGCAAGCTGTATAAGGGCGAAAGCGAAGTCGGTGATGTTGCCGGAAGTGGTCGCGTATCAATGGCGCATGGTAGAACATCACAGGCGGTAGGCGTTAATGGTCAACTGGTCGAATACCGCTATGATGGCACGGTTAAAACCGTCTCAAACTGGCCTACAGACAGCGGATTCACGCAGTATGAGTTAGGTTCGGTCCGTGACATTACGCGCTTACGTGGGCGTTATGCGTGGTCAAAAGACGGTACTGATTCATGGTTTATCACTGACCTTGAAGACGAATCGCATCCTGACCGCTACAGTGCACAATATCGTGCCGAGTCTCAGCCTGACGGAATCATCGGCATAGGTACATGGCGAGACTTCATCGTCTGCTTTGGTTCATCGACGATTGAATATTTCTCCCTGACTGGCGCAACCACTGTTGGTGCCGCTTTATATGTCGCACAGCCATCGCTGATGGTGCAAAAAGGTATTGCCGGGACTTACTGCAAAACACCATTCGCTGATTCGTATGCGTTCATCAGCAATCCGGCAACAGGTGCGCCGTCTGTATACATCATCGGATCCGGTCAGGTGTCACCAATCGCCAGCGCGAGCATTGAGAAAATACTCCGCTCCTACACTGCTGATGAACTGGCTGATGGTGTGATGGAGTCTCTGCGATTTGATGCGCATGAGTTGCTGATTATCCATCTTCCGCGCCATGTTCTTGTTTACGACGCATCTTCAAGCGCTAATGGTCCGCAATGGTGTGTGCTGAAAACAGGCCTGTATAACGATGTGTACCGCGCTATCGACTTCATTTACGAAGGCAATCAGATAACGTGCGGCGATAAGCTGGAATCGGTGACCGGGAAATTGCAGTTCGATATCAGCAGCCAGTACGACAAGCAACAGGAACATCTGCTGTTTACTCCTCTGTTCAAAGCGGATAACGCCAGAGTTTTCGACCTTGAAGTTGAATCTTCAACTGGCGTTGCTCAGTACGCCGACCGCCTTTTTCTCTCTGCAACCACTGACGGCATAAATTATGGTCGTGAGCAGATGATTGAGCAGAATGAACCGTTCGTTTACGACAAACGTGTTTTGTGGAAGCGAGTCGGGCGCATCAGGAAAAATGTCGGCTTCAAATTGCGCGTTATTACGAAGTCACCAGTCACTCTGTCTGGCTGCCAGATAAGGATTGAGTAATGGCGGATTCGAATCTCAATGTGCCGGTAATCATTCAGGCTACACGGCTCGACACATCAGTCCTTCCACGCAATATCTTCTCGCAGTCGTATCTGCTTTACGTTATCGCACAGGGCACTGATGTTGGTAACGTGGCTAACAAAGCCAACGAGGCCGGACAGGGCGCTTATGATGCACAGGTCAGGAACGATGAGCAGGATGTGATTCTCGCTGACCATGAGCAGCGAATTTCTGCTGCGGAAGCAACGCTTGTTAATCATGAGGAGCGAATCAGCCAGGCAGAATCAACTCTTCAGGAACATGAAACGCGAATCGCTCAGAATGAAAGCGATATTGCGTCTCTTGATACCAGAGTTCAGTCGCTGGAGTCGCAGGTTTCAGACCATGAATCGCGCATCGATTCTCTGGAGTATGCCACTACTCGCAAGAAGTCAGAGGTTGTTTACTCTGGCGTATCAGTAACCATCCCGATAGCGCCGACCAACCTTGTTAGCCTGCTGAAAACGCTCACGCCGTCATCCGGCACGTTGGCACCATTCTTCGACACCGTTAACAACAAGATGGTTGTGTTCAACGAGAACAAAACCTTGCTCTTCAAGCTGTCGATTGTCGGGACATGGCCCAGCGGAACCGCCAACAGATCAATGCAGCTAACCTTTTCCGGCTCTGTTCCTGACACGTTGGTCAGCAGTCGTAATGCGGCGACAACGACCGATAACATCCTGTTAGCTACGTTCTTCAGTGTGGATAAAGACGGCTTTCTTGCCACAAATGGCAGCACGTTAACCATTCAGTCAAATGGTGCGGCGTTTACTGCCACAACCATCAAAATCATTGCGGAGCAGTGATGGAAATAAAGCTCATCGATAATCCGGTGAAGCTTGCAGAATTCCTCAACAACCCGGCAAACACGGGAAATATCGTAGACAGTGGAGATAAATACTACATCAAGCCTGATGCGGTATATCTCGGCATCTACGAAGGATTAGTGCTGGCTGGCGTTCATGAAGTGCGTAACTTCTGGCATAGCGTTGTTGAATGCCATGCGGTGTACGACCCCGGATTCCGTGGTGAATATGCACTGCAAGGGCATCGATTATTCTGCAAATGGCTTCTCGAAAACTCACCATTCCTTAACAGCATCACTATGGTTCCTGACACCACGAAATACGGACGGTCAATTATCCGTTTGCTTGGCGCTACCCGTGTTGGTCACCTTGATGATGCTTATACCAGCAATGGAAAGCCTGTAGGCATCACAATTTATCAGTTATCGCGCTCAAAATACGAGGAGCTAAAGAATGTTAATTTTCCAGATTGCCAATAAGCACCTCAGCAAAGCTGTGTACTGCAAAGGGGGCAGTGATAGCGGAGCAAAAGAGCAGGCACGCGCAACTGAAAAGGGAATCGAATTGCAGCGTGAAATGTGGCAAACGAACATGCAAAACCTTGCACCGTTCACGCCACTCGCTCAGCAGTACGTATCACAGTTGCAGAATCTTTCCTCTCTTCAGGGGCAAGGTCAGGCGCTTAACCAGTATTACAACTCCCAGCAGTACAAAGACCTTGCAGGGCAGGCGCGCTATCAGAGTCTGGCAGCAGCAGAGGCAACGGGTGGATTAGGTTCTACAGCAACAGGAAACCAGTTAGCAGCAATCGCACCTACACTCGGTCAAAACTGGCTGTCAGGTCAGATGAACAACTACAACAATCTGGCAAATATCGGCCTTGGTGCTCTTACAGGTCAGGCAAACGCTGGGCAGAACTACGCTAACAACGTCAGCCAGTTGTATCAACAGCAGGCAGCAGCATCTGCGGCTAATGCTAACCGACCATCAGGACTGCAATCAGCCTTGGGAGGTGCCATGAGCGGTGCGGCATCAGGGGCGATGATTGGCTCTGTGGTGCCAGGAATAGGTACAGCTGTTGGCGCTATTGGTGGCGGTATTATCGGTGGTCTTGGATCATTGTTTTAAGGTGGGAATATGGCTACTTGGCAACAAGGAATCAACTCAGGCGGCTTTCTTGCTGGTATCGGTGGGCAAAACTCAAATGCGCCAAAGGCAAGTGATGTAAGTGAGGCGTTGGCCTATATTCGCCAGAACAACGAAATGGAGCGCTCAGGTCGCAATAACATCGGCCTTCAGGCGTTGCAGGGGCTTGGTAGTGTCGCTCAAACATATCAAGCCGCAAAGCAACAGGAAGCGGATGCTGCATTCCAAAAAGAATATGCGGCAGCCATCCAGTCAGGTGATCGGCAGCAGGTGCGAGATCTGATGACCAAATATCCTGGTCAATTAGAGAAGATTCAGTCTGGTATGAAGTGGGCAGACGAAGACCAGCGCAATTCTATCGGCACCTTAGCGGCTGGCGCACGCCTTGCTGCCTCGTCTCCAGAAGCAATGCAATCATGGCTGCAAAACAACGCCAAGGAACTGACTCGCGTAGGTGTTGACCCTAACAGCGTTGCTCAGATGTATCAGCAGAATCCTTCAGGATTTGGTGAGTTTGTTGATCACCTTGGGATGGCTGCTCTTGGTCCGATTGATTACTTCAATGTTCAGGACAAGATGGCTGGTCGTGAGATTGATCGCGGAAAACTTGCAGAGACAATCCGCAGCAATCAGGCTGGAGAAGCACTAACAGCGCGTGGTCAGGACATCCAGATACGTGGACAGAACATCAGCGCACAGAATGCTGCTCTTTCCCGCGAAATACAAAGAGCAGAATTACAAGAAAAGGCTCTGGACAGACAGATAGCCAGAGAAAGCAATCAGTTAAAGCTTGAAGAGCTAAAACAGAAACAGGTAGATGTTCGGCAAAAGGCTGACATAGCCCGCGCTGACAGGCAGGCCGCCGCTCAGGGTGCAGTTGATACGTTCAGCACAGCGCTTGATTCTCTCAACGAGATAGAGCAAAGCCCCGGCCTTTCAAAAGCAGTAGGAATTCGCTCAGCGTTTCCAACAGTTCCTGGCTCTGATGCGGCTAACTTTGAAGCAAGGCTCGACACCTTTAAAGCTCAAACTTTCCTTCCTATGGTGCAGTCCCTTAAGGGTATGGGGGCTCTTTCAGATGCTGAGGGTAAAAAATTATCCGATGCGGTTGGTGCCCTAAGCCCCAAAATGAGCGAAAAGGCTTTTCGTGACTCTATCGGAAAGATTAGAAATCAGCTTGAAAGCAAGTTGAGCACTGTTAAAAAACAGTTTGATTATCAGGAGCCAGTACAGAATACGCCAGGACAACAATCTACTGCTGGCAGTAACTTTTCTTCACTATGGGGTGATTAATGGCTAAAGCATGGAAAGATGTTATCGCCTCTCCACAGTATCAGGCGTTAGCACCAGAACAAAAAGCGCAGGCTCAGGAGCAATACTTCAATGAAGTCGTTGCCCCGCAAGCCGGAGAAAATGCAGAGCAGGCTAAGCAAGCTTTCTATGCTGCCTATCCATTGCCATCTGTGCAGCCAGTGGAGACACAACAACCAGTAGCACAGCAACAACCACAGCAAAGTGGATTTATGTCTGATCTTGGTGAAGCAGTAAAAGAGACTGGTCGCGGACTGGTGCAGGCTGGCGTGAACGTGGCAAACATACCTGCATCAGTTGCCGATGCTGTAACAAGCGCGGCTGCTTGGGCTGGCGGTAAACTCGGTATTGGCGATGGTACATATCAACCAGCACCACGAGTAACAACGCAGGGATTAGAGCAGGACTTTGGCCTTCAGCAAGGTGCGCTGACTCCACAAACGACAGAGGGAAGGGTATTTGCTGAAGCATTGCCTTACCTCACTCCTGCTGGCGTTGAGAGAGCGGCGGCACAGGCACCAACACTTGCTGGTCGAATTGCTCAGGGGGCAACTCGACTTCTCGCAGAAAACGCAGTTGGATCACTTGCTGCAAACAGTATGAAAGATGATGCGGAAGCACTCGCTACCGATTTAGGTGTTGGCGTTCTGGCAGGCGGCGCTATTAACGCTGCTGGACGTGGATTAGGTGCTGCTTATCGTGGCGTTCGCGGTGCTATTGCGCCAGAAGCGCAGCAAGCTATCAGATTTGCAGAGCGTGAAGGAGTTCCTCTGCACACCACAGACCTGTTACAACCCACTTCCCGCGTCGGAAAAATGGCGCAGACTACAGCAGAAAATATCCCTCTGGCTGGCACAAGCGGAATGAGAGCAACGCAACAGGAAGCGAGAAGCCAGTTGGTGCAGAGATTTGCCGATAAATTCGGTGAGTATGATCCAGCGGTTGTTATTGACAGCCTTAAAGCGAAAACATCAGGAATTCGTCGTGCCGCCGGTAATCGACTGGAGCAGGTTCAGAATGCTATGGCTGGAGTAAACATTCAGCCTGCGCGAGCAATTCAGCAGATTGATACAGAAATATCTAATCTGCAGAAGCTTGGTAAGGTAGCTGATAACGAGACAATTTCAAAACTTCAGTCATATCGTGATGAGCTTGTTCGCAATGCTGGCCCTGATGGTCCGGTTAATCTGGATTTGAAGCAATTAAGCGATCTGCGCAGCCAGTTCAGAATGGACGTGAAGGGGGAGCGACCAGTGTTACCAAACCGTTCCGATGCCGCCATTCAACGTGTTTACAAGGCGATGACCGACGATATCAATGGTGCCATTGGTCAGAATCTTGGCAACGATACTCTTCGTAAATATCAGCAGGCCAATGCCGTCTACGCTGACGAAGCGGCGAAACTAAAGAATACCAGGCTGAAGAATGTTCTCATGAAAGGCGACCTGACGCCGGAAGTTGTGAATAACATGCTATTCAGCAAGAACAAATCGGAAATTAAGACGCTGTATAACTCAGTTGGTCGCGTTGGAAGAGCGCAAATGCGCAATGGCATCATTGGAAAGGCGATGGAGAAATCTGGCGGATCCCCTGACCAGTTCCTTCGACAGCTTAACATCCTGCAAAACCAAACGGGTATCACATTTAAGGGGCAGGATGCTGCTTACCTGAGGGGATTGAAAAACTACCTGCAATCCACGCAGCAGGCTGCAAAAGCGGCAGTAACAACACCAACAGGGCAGCAAACCATCCCGTTCATTATTGGATATGGGACGGCAATGAACCCGGCGACAACTGGCGCAGCAGTAAGCTACGGCCTTCTTGCTCGCGCCTATGAGAGCGAGTCATTCAGAAATGCAATGCTCCGAATGGCAAACACCCCACGCGGATCAACAGCCTTTGAGAAAGCAATGCATCAGGCACAAAAGGCAATTAACGCCCTGACTCAAGGTGCCAAGTCTGATGCGTTGTCAGAATAGCTTCGCAAACACCAGGAACGCGCAAAAACCAAATATGTAGAACGCAATATTCAGCATATCTCTTTGCATAAATCCTCCGTAACTGATAGTTAGCTGCTGTCTTTTTTATATAGCTCTTTGAGCGTATCAAAGACAATTTTCTTAACCATATCAGATTGTTGTTCTGCCATACGCTCTGCATCGTCAATGTAAACAGATGCAGAGCTTTGTTTAGCCAATGATTCTTCAATCGCTGCAATTATCTCTGAGTTCAGCGACCTGTTATTCATCTTCGCACGCTGCTTAATTTTCGCGTGGAGTTCATGCGGAAGTCTCAAGTGAAACTGCGCCTCGTCGTATTTGCTGTACATCCTTGATGCCTCACCAGTTGGGTGGAATGGCATCGTAACCTACTGGATAAATACTCAATAGTACCATTTCGGTATTCAATCACATCATGGTTGCATCATATCATTCGTCTGGAGCAATGAAATGTCAGATATCACCGCAAATGTTGTGGTAAGCATGCCTTCTCAACTCTTCACTATGGCTCGTTCTTTTAAAGCCGTAGCTAATGGAAAGATTTATATCGGAAAAATTGACACTGATCCGGTAAATACTGAAAACCAGATCCAGGTTTATGTGGAGAACGAAGACGGCTCTCATGTTCCTGTATCGCAACCAATCATCATTAACGCTGCTGGTTACCCGGTATATAACGGACAGATCGCCAAGTTCGTAACTGTGCAAGGCCATTCTATGGCTGTTTATGATGCATATGGGGCGCAGCAGTTCTATTTTCCTAATGTGTTGAAGTACGACCCTGACCAGGGAATTATCAGGTTAAAAGAAGAAATTGCGAAAGATGATGGAGAGAAATATATCGGAATATGCCCTGACGTTTTTACGCTCAGAACAATTGAGCCATCATTCGTCGGGCAAAATATAACTGTTCGTGGATACTACTCTGACACACCCGGGCTTGGGGGAGGAACGTTTATAGCCTTTTCCAGTTCTGAAGCTGACGATGGTGTGAATATTTTTGTTACCCCCGGCGGTAAGCGATGGAAGAGAGCAGGAAGCCACATCGATATTCCGGTAGAGAACGGTGGCATGATGACATCATGTACGGCTGAGCAAAACAGTGAAGCCTTTGAACGCCTGACTGCATGCCTTCCATATGAAGGAGGTACGCTCAGACTCAATGGATTTTACGATATTAAGTATGGCGCTATCGTGCCTCCACGTGTCACGCTGGAGGGGTGCGGTATGGATTCCTGTGGATTAATTAAAACAGGTAACGATATTAAAACCGTTCCGGATCGCATGTGGCAGGGTGTACCACACAGCTTCTCCAAAGACTTTATTGTTGCGGTAGATATGGATAGTGACACATCAGGTGATTTAAGCGGGACACAAACAAGAAGCACCAGAATAATTGGATTGAGTATTCTAAATACTGCGCCCAATCCTTGTGATTACGGGATATATAGCGCTATCAGTTACAATGTGCGCCTTCAGGACCTGTATATTCATAGGGTGAAAACCGGTTATCGCACTAGTGATAGTTGGTTGCAGACATGGGAAAACATTACTATTCAGGATGTCGTTACTGGAGTTAAAATCGAAGCAGGTGGAACCACATATAATTTAAACAATATTTATGTGAAAACATGTTCAGGTGTTGCATATGATTTTAATAACATTACATATAGCAGCCTGACTTGTTTGGCTGCTGACTTCGTTAATGGTACTGGCTATAAATTTAAAGATTGTACTGGAGTGAATCTATCTGGATGCGGAAGCGAAGAAAGCACTGGTAAAATATTTGATATAAATGGTAGTCGAATTAACGTAACTGCATTTAGAGGGGTTAATCATCATGATGGAGGAGTTGAAGCTGTATCTCTGGAATCGTGTTTCATCTCATTGGTTTCATCTCATTTTTCTAGTTACTCTGGAGGCTCATCTAGCAAATACATATATCTTAATGATGCAACTGCAAATTTTAATGGTACGGTAATTCCCGACAACACCACTGATTCTATTAGATGGGGTAGTGGGCAGAGCAGGATCAACAAGGTTGATTCAGGCGGCACCTATAGTATAACCGGAAACTCATCATGGACTGCATTATGCAGACTTGAGTCAGGATATATAACGGTTCTATCAGTATCACCACCCACGGGAGATACAACTAATTTCCCGTTTGGCACCAAGTGGGAATTGCTTGGTCAGGTTTCTACCGGACCGTGGAAGTGGACATACGTATCAACTGGTGAATGGAAGGTATCCGCAACTACCACGTAAAAAAAAGGGGCTTTCAGCCCCTTTTTATCTAATATCTGAATTTGTTTGATATCTTTTTCCCAATATCCATTGCTGGTTTTTCTATCGCAATAAATGATATCAGTCCAGCAATAAGTGATAGTGCTATGCATAAAACTTGATTTAAGTACAGGTTTATATCAGGTAATAACCTGAATGTTATCTGCTGTATTAAAAATCCCCACAAGTAAACGCCATATGACACATCATGTTTTATTCTTACTGATTTTATTATTTTTGTTGTTGATAAATACACGAAAAATGTACATGCGCAAAAGTAAAAAAGCATATGCTTGAGTGTTGGGTCTGACACAAAATTATATAATATTGCAAATCCTATTGGTGCATGTGGTGAAATGTATATTTTGTCCTTGTTTATAGCATACAATGCGCCAAGAGCAAAGCATGGAGCCATTAAAAACACATCTGCATTATCGTTATTTATAAAAATTAATTTGTTCCATCCCAATACTGGAAGCGCTATTATTGATAAGCATATGATGCTAGGTATTATTCTTCCTCTGCTCTGAGTTATCATGTAGCATGCTAGGAGCACGACATAAGATGCAACTTCATATGGTATTGTCCATAAGGAACCATTAACTGAGCTTTTATATATATTTTCCTCAAAAACACCAGGAAGAAAAAATTGCATATCCAAATATGAGCTTTTAAATAGATAGCTGTACGTCAGTGTATCTTTTAAATAAGATGTCATTGAGTGCGTTGTAAGTAATGGTCCAACAATGAATGTCGCGAATAATAAAACAAAAATGAATGCGGGGAATATTCTAAAAAATCTAGATGAAATAAAGTGTGGTATGTTGCGCGTTGTTAATAAACTATTAGTTACAAGCATTCCACTAATAAAGAAAAATATTTTTACAGCAATGGAACCAGTATATGTAAATGTGAAAACAGACTGAACCGGCTCCTGGGCTCCATCAGAATTTGCAAGATAATATGAATGGGCAAATATTACAGAAATTGCACAAAAAATACGTATTAAGTCAAGGTTATTGTTATCCCTTTTTAGCGCATCTTTGACCAACATAAAAATCACCTAACTGTTTATTTTGAAGAGCATTGTATCATCAGATAGCCGCACTTTCACTCCCATCAGATCACCGTCAGAAATTATCATAAGCGCCAGTTCATCATGTGCAATTGCGTGCAAACAAAATATTCACTGCAGAGAGATTAAGTAGATTGATTCTACTGGGTTGGCATGAGACAAAACTGAGACACAGAAAGCTTTGCACTGGATTGCAAGGCTTTGTGCTCTTCGATAGTGGTTAAGGTGGATCACTCCACCTTTTCATCAAGCCAGTCCGCCCACCACTGCATCATTTCTCTGCGCTTATCGAGATACTGAGCATGGTTGTAAATCCCGCGCACAGAACCGCCGTTAGCATGTGCCAGTTGCACTTCAATGGCGTCGGCGGGCCATTCGTGCTCGTTCATAATCGTGCTGAATTCATGCCTGAATCCGTGACCGCTTTCCAGACCTTCATAGCCGATTTGTTTGATCACAAGTAGCACCGCGTTCTCGCAGATTGGCTTTTTCTTATCGTTGCGCCCGGCAAAAACAAACTCTGATACTGGTTTGGTGATAGAGCTTAGCGTAGTGAGAAGTTCAACCACTTGGTCTGACATCGGGACCACATGAATTTTGCGTCCCTTCATCACACTGGCGTCGATGGTGATAATCCTGTTTTCAAAATCGACGTTCTTCCATAGCATGGAACGAAGCTCTTTTGTTCTGAGGGCTGTGTAGCGTAAAACTTTGGTCGCAATGAGCGATACGATGCTTCCTGAAAATGTTGCCAGTGCTTTGTTAAATGCCGGGATCTGGTCTGCAGGAAGAAACGGGAAGTTTTTCTTGCGGTATCCCTTCATGGCGTCAGCAAGGTCAGGTGCCGGGTTATATTTAGCCCTACCAGTGACAATAGCGTAACGGAAAACCTCGCCGCATCTTCTGCGGGCTTTGTTGGCTCGCTCCATTGCACCGCGATCTTCAAATCTGCGGATTACTTCAAGAAGTTGCATCGGCTCAATATCCTGAATTTCAAGGCCGCCGATGATGGGTAAAATGTCGTCATCAAACATTTTTGCAAGTTCATTTGCATAGCCTACTGACCAGACTTGCTTCTTGTGCTCGTACCATTCCTTGTAAATGGCGCTAAAGGAATTGTTGTTAGACGAAGCCTTTTTCGCTTTTACCGGATCGATGCCAACCGAGATGTCTTTCCTCGCGGTCCATGCTTTATCCCTTGCCTCCTGCAAAGTCATAAGCGGATATTTTCCGACGGTCAGGATTTTCTCCTTACCGTCAATCTTGTAGCGAAGCTGCCATACCTTTTTCCCTGACACAGGGACATAAAGGTACAGGCCATTACCATCGAGAAGGCGGTATGGTTTTTCTTTCGGCTTTGCTGCTTCAATCTGCTTAACGGTGAGCAT